CCCTTCTTCAGAAGAACAGTATACTTGTAAGCATAGTCGTGAACCAGACCACCAACAAGTAATACGCCAGTCGGTGAGAGCCATGATGCGAGAAACTTGGGAACTGAAGCACCATCAAATACAAACCCTTTAGGGATAACGTAGTCTTGGCTGTCAACAGAGAAGTGCCAGTCTTTAGCGATTTCCCAAGTGCGAACACCAGTAATCCACATCCAGATTGCACCCCAAAAACCTTTCCCTGCTGTCGGGATAGTGATAGGTTTCATATGAGGCATTTCTTTAAACTTCAATCCAACGAGTGGACGGTCTTGGTCAACACCGAAAGAATTTACGATGAAGCCGATAATAATTAAAACACCTACAACGGTGAATTGCCAAAAGTTTATGAGTTGGTCTATAATGAATTCCATTATTTTTCCTCTTTTTCTTCTTCTACTTCTTCCTCTGGGTCTTTACCAGAGATAGAATTTTCGTAATAAACAATGATTGCTTTCTGTTGCTGTAAATATCGTGCGACCTCAGCAACATTCAGAGCCATCGTTTCGTATCCACGAACAGACATCGCATAGAATACCCACGGATCTCCGTTCTCTTTCTTGTATGTCTCGATAAACTCATCCCAGTTATCAGCAGTGACAACATAGTATTTGGCATCACCGAGTGTTACAGGCTTCGGGTTACTTTGCAGAGGAATTTTTCTTTCGACTTCGACACTTTGCACGACCACTTGCTTTTCGGGTGCTCGAAACATGGCACAACCACTAATCGTTATCGATAGCAGTAAGACGCTCGATATCATCAAAAACTTTTTTCGTTGCATTGTTCACCCTCCTTTCAATAAGTCCAGGTTTTTTCAGAGACAGTAATGACAAATCATGCTTCTGGAACTTACCCAGCAATTGGTCTTTATATTCTTCTGCTTTCTGGAGGTTAGTTTGTAGTGCCAAATTTTGCACTTCCATTTGTGCAGCATGAGCAGTTGCTTTCTCTAATGCTTCCATATTTGCTTTGGCGACGGTTTCAAGTTTGGCATTATTATCTCGCAATGTGGCGATACGGTTTTGCATATCTTTATATTCAGTGTAAGCACCGAACATAATTGCACCGACAATGCCGAATACTGCTAAGAATGCGTATACCTTAAACATTACTCATCCGTGTAGATTGTCCACGCACCATAGAAAATGGCTCCGAGTGCAATCAAATTAGCAATTGGTTTCAACATCAAGAATGCAAGACCTGCGACAATCAACACAACACCATCGTGACCTTTACGTTCCGAGAGTTTCATCTTAATTAAATCTAACATATTCATATTTTTCTCCTGTTATCTTTTTATTTATACTTTGAAATTGTCATAGTTGCCAGTCATTTTAGTGCTGAATGTTCCACCATCAAACATCGCTTGACTGTCGTTTTGACCACTATCGGTGATGGTCTGTTGAACCTCTGGTGCTAGATCGAACAAACGCATCTTAGACCTATCAACACCAACCATAAACCGCTTGTTAGATGTAGGATCTGAATAGCGATTCTTCAACTGCTTGACCATAATCTGTTGTTGCGCTTCGAGTTCTTCTGTGCTGATCAGTGCAAACATCAAGTCAGCCGTGGCAGGTAGACCGAAAGATTCGGAAGTATCTGTCAGATCCACATCGCTGTTAGCATAACCAGACCGTGTCGTTTGAGTTGCGGATACAATCGGTAGATCGTTCTCAACTGCCAGACCGCGAAGTTCTTCAGCAATGCTCTTGATGATAGTATAAGAGTTTGCGCTAGATCCTGCCTTGAACCGACTACTGGTGCAGATGTTTAGATAGTCGATGAAGATGATGTCGGGTGAAAATGATCGCTTCAGCTTCAGTTCTTGGAGCAATGCCTTGAAGTGACCAGCATGTGCTGAGGCGGTTGGATACTCTTTGATGATGAGTTTACCATCGATCTTGTTTTTGATTTTCTCTACTCGATCTTCAAACATCTTCTTGGGAAGATCTTTCAGATCTTGAATGGGGACATTCATAAGGTTGGCATCAATACGTTCAGCAATACGTTCCTCTGCCATTTCCAGAGTGATATACAAGACGTTCTTGCCCTGAGAGATACAAGCTGCAGCCATATGACACATGAACAATGACTTACCTACACCAGTACCAGCAAGAGCAATATTCAATGTTTTGTTTGGCAGACCACCCTCGGTAATCTTGTTGAAAAATTCTAGATCGAATGCGATCTTTTCTTCCACTCTATTGTAGAATTCATATCGGTCAAGAGAGTTTTCTATGTAGTCGTGACCGACATTATTGTCGAACCCAACAGCGAGTGCATCAGAAAGTAAAGAAGGGAGAGCATCCTTGGATCGTTCTTTGTCCGAACCATCAATGATTTGAATGCTGTCCATAATAGCATTGTAGACTGCCTTGTCTTTACAGAACTTCTCTGTTTCATCGAGAAGCCATTGTCCGTCAGCCTCAACCGCATTTAACCCATTGATCAGAGTTTCACACTGGACATATAGATCTTCACTGATCTTTCGGTCATCCTGAAGGGCAATCAACAATGCACTCTTTGTTGGAGGATTGTTGTATTTACCTACATAATCTGAAATCTTCTCGAAAACAATCCTGTCGTCAGATTCAGTAAAATAATCTGACTTCAGGAAGGGGATGACTTTTCGGACATACTCTTCATTAGTCACCAGATTCGATAAAATTTGTGTCTCTATTCTCATCAATAAATTCTCTTCTCACATCTTCAACACAGTCTTCACACAACGCCAACTCACCAGAAAGTTCTGTTACATTTCCCTCGGTGGCAGTGCTATGAAAAACCAAAGCAGTTTCATCATCAGGTATTGTACGCGAACACCTGTCACAAGTCAAGAGATTTTCACTCGTCATTATATGCTTCCGCGATATCCTCGTCAGATACTTCGTCCTGCATAATAGAACCAGAGGAAATCAAATATCTAGATTCAATCCAATCAGTGAATGTTTTATCGGATAAAATCGGCAACCAAAAATCCTTATTGTGTGTTTCTTTGGCTCGATAGTTTTTACTGTCTGCTCCATTTGCAGCGATTTGATACCATCCGACCTTTGGTTTGACAACGTGACCAGATTCCATAGCCATGTCTAATAACCCAGACCATTTACTGATACCGCCTTCAAACGATACCTCTACTGGGATCTTAGATTTCTCACGAACATACCGAGACTTCTCGACATTAATGATAAAATTATAACCAGTGATGTCAGTGCCAGTTTTTTCTTGCTGTCGACCAATGATATAGATGTTGTCAGCAGAATAGTAAATACCAGTACCACCCGACACAACTGCTTTCGGGAACATACCAATTTCCATATAAGTGTGGTTTACAACAACAGCAGGAATATCTTTCAATGTCAAATGTGGCGTAATCATTCTGAACAGAGACTTCATTTGTTTTGCACGAGTCATATCCGCGACTGACTTACCATCAAGTGCATCATCTACTTCTTTCTTTGAAGCCAAGTTACCAACTGAATCAACAACTATGATGACGTGATCGCCACGCTCAATGTTATTAAGTTGAGACATCATATCGTGCTTTAACTGCTCAATATCTGTAATCGGTGTATGCATAATACGATCTGTATCAATACCGAAACTGTCGAAATAACCCTGTGGCGCACCAAACTCTGAATCATAGAACAGAACAACAGCATCATCATATTTGTCTAGATATGCTTTAATCATCAACATAGCGAATGCTGTTTTGAAGTGCTTACTTGGTCCAGCGAAAACTGTGAGTCCAGGAGTTAGACCGCCATCTAGACGACCACTCAATGCTACGTTCAACGCTGGAACTGATGTTTGAATCAAATCCTTAGTGCTGAAGAACTTTGACTTTGATAGAACATTCGACTCTTTGATAGTCGAGTTCTTTTGTAGTTTATCCAATAGACTCATAATCCTAATACCTCTTTCAAGTTTGGTCTGAAGTATGTTTCTGGTTTCATTACCTTACCTGCTTCGTTCTTGATAACTTTGCCATCTACACACTTGCTCATATTTGATGACTGGACTTCTCTCCAGACATCCTCAAAAGGAATGTTGAGCGTGTTCGCCATCCCCATAATTACCCATACCATATCCGCTAAACCATCTGCTACCTCGACAATATCTTTGTCAGCAAATGCTTCGGAAGTTTCTTCAAACTCCTCTCGAATAAGATCCATATACAGGTGTGCTTGTTCCGAATCAATTCCGATATCACTCGGCTGATCACAAGCGTCCATAAATTTTTTCACGTCAATTTGATACATTATGCAAATAAATCCTCTAGTGTGGCAACTGGTTTTGATTTCCAACCAATGCTCTCTGCGACTGTATTTAGTGGTTCAATAAATGCTTTCTCAAACATTTTTTCGTAATCGATGTAACGGTGCAAGTCAAACTCAGGTGGAACCTTTGATGCAAATGCAATAATATTCTCACCAAGAGTATTTGGTTCTTTCAGATACACAAACTTGATTTTGTCACCCTCGTTGATGATAGGATATTTCATATCCAGTTTGCGTTTCTTCAACTCGTTGTTATACAACAATGCACCTCGAACCTGAATTGGTGTTCCCTTCTGATATATGTCAGCAGCAGAACTATACTTATCGAGATTGTTACAACCTCTTGGGAAGGCAATCTCCTCGACAGGTCTTGATTTAAAGTCTTGCCAGTTATCGTCAACAAACTTCTGCAACACAGATTCATCTTGAGTCAAACAAATACTCACTGCTTCTTTCAAACTTTCTCGAACAGGAGCAGGAGTCGATGACCTTACGATCTCTAGACCCATCGCTTTCAGTTTTGGTTCCTCATAACGAACACCCTCGTTGTCCCAGACGTTGAGAGCGTATCGTTTTTTAGCAACCCAAATACCTTTGTCGGCAATCGCTTCACGTTTGAAGAAGATCTTTTCCTCATAGGCATTTGTATATTCAGCCAGTTTTGTCATCGCCTTTGCAATGGCTGGCTCAATCTTTTCCTCACCAATCTTGTCGAGTAAGTCGACAATTTTCGATTTAGAAAGACCATTGTAATACTTTTTGACCAATTTGTCAAGGGTAATATAACAGGAATCTGTATCTGAATAGAAAGAGTAGACCTCACCTTCAGTACCACAAACCTCGTTCAGATATTCATCGAGTGCCTTTGCAGTCTCACGGATGATAAACTGACCAGACAATGTAATACCCTCGGCAATCCTGTCATCATAATATCTAAAATACTGGTTTGCCATCGCGCCATACAAACTGTTCAACTGAATTTTACGAGCCATTTGGAAGTTGTTGTATTTTGCGATCTTGGCTTTGAGTGAGGGATCTTTTGTTTTCTCATACTCGCGCTCGGTTTGTTTCATCAGCTTCTTATACTTCTGGCGGTCATCAAAGAATGTTTGAGTGATCTCAGCAAAGATACCTTGCTTCCCTCGAGAAAATTTAGCACCATTTGCAGCCACAGCATGACCAGTATCAATCTCAGTTTGACGATCGAGCAACTTATCAACTGTCGTGTCAATCGTTGCTTCATCAGCAACAAGAGTCTCGGGAGACATATTGTATTGCATAATGATAGAAGGATACAGAGATGTTGCGTCGAAACTCAAGACCCAATCATACGCACCAATCTGAGGTTGCTGAACATATGCACCCTCGATTGTTCTACCCTCGTTTTCTTTCTTCTGAGGAATCATAATTTTTTTCTTCAGAAGGTGATTGTATAGGAGGCAGTCCCATGTCCGAACAGAAGAGTAGATATCGCCTAGATTACACTTGGCATCATATGCCATAGTTGCAATCAACTCGATGAGTTTCATCTTGTCTTCAAGGTCATCGACTAATTTACTATCGATAATGTTATAGTCTACAAACCTATTCCAATCTTTCTCATAGAAATCTTTGAACGTGTCATAATTGTTTTCGAGTTTTTTGTGACCGAGTTCGACCTCAGCAATGTAATCAAGTTTGTAAGACTCACGAACTTGATAGGTAAACTTCTTGTAGAGATCAAGATAGTCGAGTTGAGCAATACCTTTGATGTCATATAGTGTGTGTTCCCTACCCATCATCTTCACGCTTTTCTTGCGCGTCATATTGAATGGGCTGAATCCGTTTTTGACTTTATTTTGTTTCTGCTCGTCCTGACCACCGAGGACTCTTGCGCATCGGTTCATCAGATATGGGATATCGAAAAACTCAATGTTCCAGCCAGTGATAATATCTGGGGTATTCTGAAACCACCAAGTCCCGAACTTTGTAAGCAACTCATACTCATCAACACAGGATTCATATGTGACATTCAAGCCATCGATCTCAGGAGACTCGGGAGTCCAGTCACCCTCACCCCATGTGAAGATTTCTTTGGTGTTGTTATTCACCACAGTGATCAGAGTGATTTTTTCTTTCGGATTATCAACATCTGGAAATCCGTGCTCAGTCGTTGTCTCGATATCGAGAGACTGGATGTTCATCACAGACATATCAAACGGAACTTCGTCTGGATATCGCTCGGAAAGATATTGGTATGTTAGATCGGTCTGACCATAGATCGGATAATTACCGATACCGTCATAACTTTGAACAAACTCCCGACAGTCAGCAGCATTAAGGAACTCAACTGGCTTTAGATTCTCGCCATAAAGTCCCTTGATGTCTGACACTTCGGGTGATCTAACATATAACTTTGGTTTGAAGGAAGGGTCGCGTTCAGTGAATGCAACCCCATCGCGGTAGCCTCTGGTCAACACGTGTTTTCCGTACTGCCAGCAATATGTATAAAATTCAGTCATGAGTAGATTATACCCCTAGCAGGCATAAATGTCAAGCACTGAATTATGTGATTATACTTTGTTTTTTGGGGGTAATGATCTCGCTACCATAGTGAGTATCGTATTCATTCTTCATCTGATCAGTGGGTTGCATAACACCGATGACGTGATTCGGCATAATGTGAATCGTATTCTCATGTGCATACGGAGCATATGGTGCAAGACCGATACTAAACTTGCCATCATTTTCAGTTGGCTGAAGAATAATTACAGCTGGTTTTTGCAGTACGATGATTTGTCTTTCCTCGACAACGATATCGGTGACTTGACCGATAACTTCTTCGCCAGAGGATAACTTTAAGATTTGGACTTGTGATTCGCTCATAATATATTTCCTGAATGTTGGGGGAGCAGCATCGCTCCCCCTTATTTATCTACTCTTGTAGAAATTGTTTTTTAATTGCAATGGTTTTTGGCTTACGTTCTTCTGGAATGATATGTTCAAGAGAGATTGTAAGAATACCATCGTTAAAGTTTGCACCTGCTACCTCGACATCCTGATTCAACGCAAATGTCTTGGTGAAGTTTCTCGCGCCAATACCCTTGTGGACAAATTTACGATCGTCTTCATCGGTTTGAATGCCTTGCACAACAAGTTTGTTCCCTTCTGGGACTTGGGTGATTGTCAATTCGTCATCCGTGAATCCAGCTGCAGCAAATTCAATTGTGTATTTGCCATTGCCTTCGTCGACAATATTGTAAGGTGGGTAATTGTTGGAAAGTTCTGCCACATTATTTAGATTCTCGAATACTTGGTCAAATCCAATCGTGAATGGGGCGAGGTTATTTGCGATCTCGTGGAGATCTCGTGCTCTGAATTTAGTAACCATAATGGTCTCCTTATATTAAGCGAGTTTGTTTATGCGTCCCAAATGGCAACGCATGATTATTATATAATATCTAACGCAAAAAAGTCAAGTTATTTTTTGCCAATATTATATTTGGTTATCAGTTCCCAATCGTTCTTTTCTTTGAACGAGAGAACCTTAATCTGAGACAGCGGTGCTTGTTCAGCATGCTGCTCTTCAGATACTATAGTCATCAAACCCCAGTCTGAAAGTAACTTAGCGATCGTGTTTCGCCTTTCCAAGTCACCTTCACCAAAGTCTGCTGCCTTACCATCAAGCGCAAACAGTTCTTTGAAGTGTGTGATGAAATACCTACCCTTCTTGTGCAGTATGTGACAAGACTGGTATAAAACTTTTTCTTTTCTGGAAGCAACGCCAATGCGGGATAATGTTTCTCTAATTTTTAGAAAGTCATCTGCATCTTTTAAAGTGATTTCTAGCGGTGCGTATCCAGGATATTCAATCTGGAAGAAATCTTCACTCATCATAAATCCTTATTCTTCTTCTTTAGAGTGTCTGGATTTATTTATAAATATCATTATGTCAGCGAAACATCAATATTACTTTCCGTGTAAAGACCTCCTATCTCCAGAAGAAAGAAAAAAACTCAGGGAATATGGTGGCGCGGTAATTAAATCTGTAACGGAAACCGTGAAGACAGATCCCAATTCTAGAGATATTAGACGCGAAGGATACCATGGCGATCAAAATCTTGTTTCACTTGGAGACGATAGAATCACCAAAAAAGATAGAAGAACCCCTTGGAACGAAACAAAATTAAATACACTTGTGTTTAATCTCAACGAACCAAATCCCCTATTCGCAATACCAGCAATAGAAATAGCTGAAGCTGATGAAATGATGGAAGTGATAACAAAGAGGTATAATGGTCATGGTTGGAGATTCTGTGCCTCTATGAATGACTATATGGCTGGACCAGTCCACCAAGATCCAAAGATGGGATACAGAGTAAATTGCAACATACCAATATCACCAGATTATGCATTTTATCGTCCGACATATTTTTACAGAGAAAACGATAGAGACACATTAGCTTGTAGCACCAACTATGCGAATCTTAGATCCCCATCATTGTTAAATACCAGTAAGTGGCATAGTGTTGGTGGTGGAAAGGGAGTTGTTCCAAAATCAGAACAAAAGGCAGGGATTTATGTGGGGAGAAGTTTTGCTATTCAGATTCTATATAAAGAAACTTATCCAGAAGTCGTAAAAATGTTTCAGAAAAAAGGATGGTTATCTACCACCCCTTTCTAATTTCTTCTTGATAACTTCTAACTGATCGTCAGTCAAGATTCTCAACGCACTCTGAGCATGAGTGTCATTGTATCCATAATACTCTTTGACAACAGCTAGATCTTCTTCCTTGATTGGTTTCAACCATTTGTTAAATCGTTTCTTCGGTCGAACGATACCGCGAAGAAAATCGAATTGTGCTTTCTTGTCTATGTGTGGGCGACTGTTCATTTCATTACAGGCAATCACCGTGTCAGCACCATAACTCAATGCCTTGTTGATGATGAATGCATTGTATTGTTTCTCAGACCAGTCGTCAACAATCATATCCTGCTTTGTGTGGTGAATCGCGTTCACGAAATCAAACGGACTGATTGATTTTTTCTTTACTTTAAACTGTTCTTCGTCCAGCTTTACAACTGGATCACCCATACCCTCAAGCATTACGGAACTCAACATTCGCCATAATCTCTGTGAGACAAGCGGTTAGATTGATTTCCTGATCAGCCACAAATGCTGCCTTGTATTGATAGTCTGCAATGAGAAGGACGAGTTGCGGAACTTGTGCGACTTTGTCCAAGAGCGTATCGTAGATTTTACGATAAACACCTTGCGGGTCTGCGTCAACATTGTTGGCGACCCATTGGCGCATCTTCTTCCAATCCTTGTCACGCAGACTATCAATAAGTGCCTTGGTATTTACTTCAGCGAGGTTAGAAAGGATTCCCTCGTCGATTTTACCAGACACACTGTAGCGTTGCAATTCATTGAGGACACGTCGATAATCGGGAAAATGTTTCATCAAAAGTTCAGCAAGGACTTTTTCAGAATACTCAACATTTTCCTGGTCGAGGATACGAGCCATTCGCTTCATAAAGCGAGATGCCATCTGTTGGCGGTTGGTCTTATCGAGTTTAAAGTCCACGACTGTTGTTCGACTGTGTAACGGATCGATAATCCTGTTTCGGAAGTTACAGGTAAATATGAACCGACAGTTTGATGAAAACTCCTCAATGAATGCACGCAAGGCAGGTTGTGTTGAATTAGGATTCAAATAATCTGCTTCGTCAAGTATAACCACTTTTGGCTTGCCCTCAAAGGACACAGTGCTGGCGAAGTCTTTGATCTTTGTCCGAAGAACATCGATCCCAGACTCCTCAGAGCCATTGATAATAATGTAGTCACATCCTAATTCATTACACAACGCACGAGCGACCGTCGTCTTACCCGTGCCAGCAGTACCACATAACAGCAAGTTTGATATTTCTCCAGCGTCCACGAACTGTTGGAATGTATCCAAGAGAGAGGAGGGAAGAATACATTCCTCCAGTGTTTGTGGGCGGTATTTTTCAACCCAAAGAAATTCATCTTGCTTCATCATATAATACTCCTAACCAATTTTATCTTCAGAACCTACGCCATCTAATAGGTTCAATTGCAACGCTTCACCACCTGCATCATACTCTCTTCCTTCCAAAAAGGCAAGGATATTTTGCGGAGAAGATACACCGTATGGGTCGTCATCAGCATTATGTTTAAAACCTCGTTCAACGAACTGCTGTTCGATCTCAAAGTTCTTAACAATCAAAGCATAACGCCAAGATCGAATACCGAAGCCAAGGTTGTCTTTGTAAACATCCATTCCGATGGAAGAAGTAAACTTACCAGATCCATCTGGGATTACTTTAACGTGTTCAAGACCTTGATCTTCTGCCCACTTATTCATCACAAAGGTATCGTTTACTGATACACAGAAGATGTTTTCGATACCTGCCTTCTGAAATCGAGGATACAATTCCTCAAAGTCAGGAAGCTGGAACGTAGAGCAGGTTGGTGTGAATGCTCCAGGAAGTGCAAAAATAATACATTTTTCTCTCCCTACAATCTCGTGGG